GTATTAATACATGGCTTAAATATAAAAAAGAACGGAGGTTTACATACAAAGAAAGTGGCCTGAGAACCTTGGTTAAGACTATTAAGGCCAAGGCTGATGAGTATGGAGAGCAAGCTGTCATAGCGATAATTGACGAAAGTATCGGAAATGGCTACCAGGGGATAACCTGGGACAGAATAAAAAAAGTTCAACCACCAAAGCCACGGCAGAGTGCTAACGACCAGTTTGATAGGCTCATGGAGCAGATAAGGAGAGATGAAGATGACAAAAATATTTAGATTTAGCGGGTATTTTGTTGATGGAGACATCAACCAATACGATGCAGAGGGATTCAAAGGCGCATTGACTGAAATCATATTAGGTGAAAGCACCATATGCAAGTTTCAGCAGTTGCATATTGAGGAAAGCGAAGATTTTTCAAATGATGGAGAGCTGGAAGAAAATTGTGACCTTGCATTACTGACAAGGCATTTTAAGAAAGAGTCTAATTACGATTTTGATAGGCCGCTACCAGTAGCAGGGCAGAAGTACAGGCATTTTAAGATAGGAAAGGTTGTAACGGTTATAGGAATATCAAGGCACACAGAAACCGAAGAAGTATCGGTTGTATACGAATATGAGGGTACTATCTGGAATAGACCACTTGGAATGTTTATGAGCGAAGTCGATAGAAATAAATATCCAAATTCAAAGCAGAAGTACAGATTTGAACTGATAGGCGGTGACGATTACGACTGATAAAGAAACACGTAAGATAATAGCGGTGTTAATGGTTGCATATCCGAACTACAAACCGATTAGCATTGACTTTACCGTATCTGTTTGGACGGATATGTTGTCTGATTATTCTTACTCAGAAGTTGACATGGCAATCAAGACATATATATCAACGGACACTAGTGGATTTGCCCCGGCGATAGGACAGGTTATAGACAAAATAAAGTCAATAACTACTCCTCGGCAAATGACTGATGCCGAAGCGTGGTCACTGGTTCGCAAGGCAATATCGGATAGTGGCTACAATGCAACAGCAAGATTTAACGAGTTGCCGCCGGCATGTCAGAGAGCCGTGGGCTCACCGTCACAGCTGAGAATGTGGGCGCAAGACACGGAGTTTAATGAGAATGTCGTGAGCAGCAACTTCATGCGGTGCTATCGAACAGAGATAGCACGACAGAGAGAGATAGACAGAATGCCGTCAGAGATACGACAGATGATTGATAAAGTCAATAATAATTCTAAATTACTTCAAGATAAACAGGCTAATCTGCCTGAGATTACTCAAGATAAAAACTATAAACTGAATAGAGAGTAGTGACTATGGGAGCATCAACAAAACAGTACCGCCGCCGTAAAGCTGCTGGATTATGTGTCGAATGTGGAAAACCGCTGGACAGGATAGGTGCTTACTGTGTTAAATGTTGCAAGGCACACACCGAGGACTCCATACAACAAAAACACTGGTATGCCGATAATGGAATATGCCCTACATGCCGAATAAATAAATTAATGGGGACTGAAAGGCACTGCCCTGAGTGTCGCGCACGAGAATCTGAGTGGAAGCTAAGAAAAAGGGAGTCAGACAGAGAAAACACCAACAAACAACATGCGGAATGGGCGAAAACCAAATATGCCGAAAGGGTTGAAAAAGGCCTTTGTACTAGGTGCGGAAAACGACCGGCTAAAGATGGTGCACACACATGCGTGTATTGCGCTGAAAAAACTAATGCTTATCACCGAAGAAAGAGAGCAGAGAAAAGGTTGAATGCACAAGAAAGATACGAAAAGGGTATATGTCGATTTTGCAATAATCCTGTTAAGGATGGTTATAAGTTATGTGAGCACCACTACCAGCTCAATCTTATCAACTCGGCAAAGACAGACAGGAGTGCATATAACAGGCGACAGTATCAGATAAGCCAAAGGAGGCGAGCGGCTAATGACAACGAAGAAAGACAATCCGTGTAAAGACTGCCCCGATAGATATGTTGGTTGTCATTCAAACTGTGAGCGGTACCTAACGTGGAAAAAAGTGTACGATGAATGGAACAGCAAAGTGTTTAACGAGAGGTCGAAGAGTCGAGCGGTTGACAAGTATTTGATAGACAGAAGTTTAAAGACAAAGGCAGAGTATCGGAGGAAAAACAGATGAATGTTGTGGTTACGCAAAGCGGTAAAAAAGTGAATATTGCTGATATTGTTCTGCCTGATGATGTGGCGAGAACAATAGCTAGCATGATTGGTTGACAAGTAAATAAATGACAAGTAGAATGTGCCGTAGAATGTAGTGTATATGCGGCACATTTTACGTAGGAGGGCGATAAAAATGGAATGTGTGGCATATATAAGAGTGTCAACAGAAAGACAGGTTGAAGAGGGCTACGGCCTTGAAAGTCAAAAAAGAGATATTGAAGAATATTGTAAGAAAAATGAAATGCTAATCACTGATTGGTATATTGATGCTGGACTATCTGGGATGGACATGACCAAGCGTGTTGAACTGCAACGGCTTATATCGGATATATCAAAAATAAACGACATAGTAGTATATAAGCTGGACAGACTAGCAAGGGATTCAGTAGATGCATTATACATGATTGAGAAACTCTTTACACCGAAAGGTGTCAGAGTTAATAGCGTACACGATTTTGCCAGGTATGAAACACCACAAGACAAGTTTCAAACACATATTATGGCGGCAGTTGCCGAATACGATAGAAACACAATGTTGCTGAGAATGCGCGGCGGTATGCTGGAGAGAGTTAAAAATGGCTACTGGATGGGCGGTGGCAATACACCATACTGTTACCGATATGATAAAAACCTTGGCTATCTTGTACCAATTCCAGAACGTGCCGAACAGGCTAATAGAGCTATGGATTTGTTTATTGGCGGTATGTCCGACGTAAAAATTCAGAGACTACTTGGCTATAAGAGCGAATTTGTTGTGAGAAATATTCTCACAGGGGTTGTTAATATCGGTTATATCCCATACAAGGGCGGCACATATAAAGGATTGCATGAGTCGATATTTGAGCGTGACAAATTTTATCTTGCTCAGGAGTTGAGAAAAAGCAGACGTAAACAACATGTATACAGTTTTACCGAGCCACATTTGCTTACAGGTTTGTGTTATTGCAAAACCTGTGGTTGCAAGATGCGATACCAGAAAATAACTGGCATGGGGATTCATAAGATATATTGTTGCTCACACGACAAATACTTGGACTACTTGCCAAACTACAATGCAGATTGCGACAACCCCGGAGCATGGGCAAGCGATATTGAAAAAGCATTTGAGCATGAGATTCTTGGCATTTCAATAAATCTATCGCAATACAAGCCAAAGGCAAAAGAAACAAAGTTGCAAATACTGACTAACCAGCTTGAAAAACAAAAAGCAAAGCTAAAACGGCTATACACCCTGTATGCAGAGGGAAACGACATGGTTTTGGATATGATTAAGACTTTGGAGACTGAAATCAGAGAAACTAACGAAAAGATCTCAGCTGAAAGAAAAAATGGTCAGCATGAGCAGAAAAAAGAATTTGTCTATGAAAATATAAAAAAACTTGCCGACATCTGGGATGGTATCAGCAAGTCTCAAAAAAACTCTATACTCAAAACTATAATTGATAAGGTGATTGTAGGCAAGGACGATATAGAAATTCAGTTAAAAAACTTTTAGCATCTACATAATGCAGTTCCTATGGCGTTAAGGTGGTGCTATACCGCATATACACTACATTCTTTTTGGCACATGACGCATAATGCGTCTTTTTTTATTGCCATTTTTAAAGCTATGTGATATGTTGAGAGTGTACTTAGGAGGTATATTGATGATTGATATATCTAAGCTGATAAAGGCTGAATATGAGTACATAAGATTAAATGCCAACTTCACAGAGCGAGAATTAGAACTGTATGAGTTGCGTAACAAACAATACACATATGAAATGTGCGCCGAGTTAATGAATATGAGTGTATCGACAATAAAACGGATAGCACATCAAGTAGACCGAAAGATAAACCGGGTGATACAATAATGACACTTTGGTGAGCTGATTATGAGCGGATAACGAACTCGTTACCGCTCTTTTTTTATGCAAAAATAGAATTATAGGAGGTGGCTTATGATTACTGACGAAATATTGGAACGTATTTTTTCTAGGGAAGATGTGGCAAAAGTGCCACTTATATATCAATCGACAATGATACACGCAATTGATGAAGAACTTGAAAAGGAGAAAACGGATGATAGCACAGACACCTTATCAAAATATGATTTATAGTCAGCCGCAAATGGCTTATACACCCCAAATGTACAATCCATGGACAACTAGGCCACAATCTCAGGTTCAGCCTATGCCAGTAGAGCAACCTCAACAAGTAATGCAGCCACAAGTAAAGCCACTTACAGGTAAGGTTGTTCAGACTTTAGAAGCAATAACGGCAAATGATGTTCCAATGGATGGCACCGCTGCTTTTTTCCCTAAACAAGATTTGTCCGAGATTTATGTTAAAGGATGGAACGCAGAAGGGCAAATTGAAACAATCGTGTATAAGCCTGTTAGAGACACAAAACCGACACAGGCAGTAAATAATACTTTTGATGCAGAAAAATTTAAAATAGACCTATCAGAAAGCGTTACAGAGGGTATTACAACAAGATTGGATAATCTGTATTCAAAAATTGAAGAAATTGAAAGCAAACTAACAAGTTCTCAAAGAAAAAATTCGCGATCACAAAGTAAAGGTGGTGACGAAGAATGAACCCAATTAACATTTTTCAAATGATGAAAGCTGGCCCAAAACAGTTTATACAGCAGATGATGGGAAATAACAACGTAATGAGCAACCCTATAGCTAAAAATGCTATGCAGATGGCTCAAAAAGGAGATTCCAAGGGTATAGAACAAATAGCTAGAAATTTATGCAAAGAGAAAGGAATTGATTTTGATAAAGCCTTTTCAGATTTCAAAAATCAATTCCCTTTAAGATAATTAATAGTATTCCCAATAGTAACCTTTGCATTTTTTGAACTGGTGCTTACAACACCTATGAATAGATGTTTTTGATACATTGTATTTTAAACATGCATCAGAAATACAGTCGAACTTTTCAATTAATTTTTTATTTGAATCGTAAACTGCTACACCAATAGGACTAGATTTTCTTAGCTGTTCAAGTCTGTTTGAAATGTCATTCTTATCAAAAACAAATATTAAGCCGTGAGTTGTTATACCATTACCATCACAGGTACTTCGGATTGAACTGATTGGTATTTTGTTTGCCTTTGAGGCTTCAACAACGCTTTCGTACGAATCAAGAAATACTCCATTAAGGTTGTATTTATAAACTTTTCGTTTCCATAAGGCTTTTGAACCGTATTCATTATTATACTTTTTGGTACACCACTCAAGATTTGAAACTGTATTGTTTTGTTTATTTTCGTCTTTGTGGTTTACACATTCATAATTATTAGGATTGGGGATAAAGGCTAAAGCTACAAGCCTATGGACTTTAAGCGGATAGTACTTTTGATTTTTTGATAACTTGATACATTTGTATCCACCACGGTTTATAAAGGGTTTCATAATTCTTCCTTTAATACGGGAAACATTACCACGATGGATGATACATCTTGACAAAGATTTTACATTGCCAAGATTACTTACTTGATAAATGCCCTCAAAGTTTGGGACATCTTTCCAAATTTCTTGCATAAAAATAACACCTGTCCTTTCAGTGTGAAACGTCCTACCGGTAATGTACGGAAACTGTTAGGACAAACAGCTTATCGGGAGCTACCCTATCCGTACGAATATATTATAACACATTTTAATTAACTTTGATACTAATTCTTGCAAGATTAAGTATATATAAAATTCAGGAGGTAAAAATTATGTTTAATTCAAATTGCGCAAGCGTACCACTTGTAGCGAATGTCGACGGAAACAACGGAAGTGGCTTTTTCGGTGACGGCGGTGCATGGTGGATAGTTGTATTTGTATTATTCATTGCCTTTGGCGGCTGGGGTAACGGCTTTGGCGGTTTCGGAGGCGGTGGAAACAACGGAGTAGGAGCGGAAATTCAGAGAGGATTTGATAATTCAGCAGTTATCAGCAAGTTAGACGGCATTTCTAACGGACTTTGTGATGGATTTTATGCCATGAACAACAGCATGCTTACTGGTTTTAACGGCATTAACACAAATATCATGCAGACAGGCTATGGCATACAACAGGCGATCAACGCTGACACTGTAGCCGGTATGCAGAACACAAATGCTATTCAGGCAACCCTTAACAACATGGCTGCTCAGAATGCCGCTTGTTGCTGTGAGACTCAGAGACAGATTGAGAGAGGTTTCTGCGACACCAACTACAACATGGCTACACAGGCTTGTGAGACAAGACAGGCTATCGAGAACAGCACGAGAAGCATCCTTGATTTCCTGACTCAGGACAAGATAGCCACATTGCAGGCAGAAAACAATAGCTTAAGGCTCGCCGCATCACAGGATAGACAGAATGCACTTCTGACTACTGCAATGACAGCACAAACACAGCAGATTGTCAACTCTGTAAATCCTACAGCTATTCCAGCTTATGTTGTGCCTAATCCTAATGCTTATGCTTATGGATGTGGTTGCAATGCAGGCTGTGGCTGCTAAAAGTAGCAGCTACGTAAAAGCGAATAATTGAGTATCTTAATTGAGTTTAACTCGATTATGTCTGCTATGCAGTATTACTTTTTAACCTAAGGGCAGACTGAAATATGTTTGCCCTTATTTTGTGAAAGAGAGGTAAAGATAATGGAGATAACAGGAATTGCATTACAAACAGTTTCCGCAGGCGAAGATGTTGCATTTACAGAAACACCGGTATGTGGCACTAAATGTATAGTTCACAGACAGGGAAGCGGAATTATCAAGCTAAGAGGCATTACAAATCAGTGCAAGGCAAGATTTTTAGTATCCTATAGCGGTAATATCCAGATACCAACAGGCGGTACAGTTGAAGCTATCTCACTTGCTATTGCAGTAGATGGAGAGCCTTTGCAGTCAACACGAATGATTGTAACCCCAGCCGCAGTCGAGAATTTCTTTAATGTGTCGGCACAGGCTTATATTGATGTGCCTTGCGGTTGTTGCAGTACAGTAGCGGTGCAGAATACATCGGCACAGGCTATTGAAGTGCAGAATAGTAACTTAATCGCAGTAAGGGAGGCTTGATGATATGCATAAATGGGCTAAACAGATTATGGAATGTGTCAAGGCGAAAGTTGAAGCAATCGGATTAGATAATTTTGAGGGGCAGAACCTTGACGATTTAAAGGATTTTACAGAAATAGCGAAGAACATAGCTTGCTTTGACAAGGATTACAGAATTGTTGAAGCTATGGAAAAATCAGAAGATAATGAGGACATTATGCGTATGGTTGAACAGTACGAAGATTATCCAGATAGAAGATTCTATGATAACTACCGCTATGCTAATGGCAGATTTGCGCCGAAAGGCAGAGGAACAAGGCGCGGTTATATAGAGCCTCCTTACTATCATCAGATGCCAGACGATTATAGGACATGGGAAGATAAGCCAGTGCAGGAAAGAATGAGAGACCTTGATCGCATGAGTGGTAGAATGCACTATACAGAGCCAACGACTGCTACAAGAGACAGCAGAGAAGGCAAAAGTGGCATGATGAGGAGATCATACATCGAGGCTAAAGAAATGCATAAGGATAAAGACACAACTATGCAGGAACTTGAGAAGTACCTCAAAGGAGTTAGTGAGGACATTACAGATGTGATCGGCAGCATGACCCCGGAAGAGCGGTCGATGCTCAAATCAAAAATGTCTACACTTGTAACAAAACTGTAACAATTACACATGATGTATATAAGCGTGAGGGAGTGCAAAGTCGCTCTCTTGCGTTTTAAGGGGGCATATAGATTGAATTTTGAATTAAATAGTATTCAATGGCAAATTGTATGGGTAGACAATAAAAACTCGTTATTGAGCCGTACAGATGGCTCTATGAGCGTGGGAGTAACAGACATGAATACCCACTGCATATATTTGGCTAAAAGTTTGCATGGGGCATTTCTACGTAAAGTGATTATACATGAACTATGTCATTGCGTTTGCATGTCATATAACATATATATGCCGATAGAACAGGAAGAGATGCTGTGTGACTTTGTTGCTACATACGGCGACCAAGTATTTGAAATTGTTGATATATTAACAGGATATATGGGAGATAGAATGTATGGATAACATAGATAAGATATTAAAATATATAAGACGAACCAATCCGGACATGACCCGACAAAAGTTGATAGAAGAGTTAGGACAATCACACTATATTGCCAAAGCCCTTGTTATAGCATCAAATCAAAAATAAAAATTAATTTTTCAAAAATTCTTATAAAAAATATTCGGATTAATGTATACCCCCCCTATCAAATAATTCTGAAAATTTCGGACGGTCAAAAAATTTTTCCTCAACTTTTTCTCAATTTCATGCGAGTTTTATTCAGATCTTTGAACAGAATTGAAACACTTCAACGTGGTGAAGTGAGACATAACCCAAACCGGGATCAGCCACACGGCGAAAGAATACCGCCGACAGGCTTATAATATGCCATTGTCTCCGCGATAGTTTTTTGTTTACTGCTTTGCGTGTCGCTGTTAATAGATTTACACGTCCACACATTCAAAAAGCCTTAAAACGCAAATAAACGCGTTGTTATCTTTGCTCATACAACAGCAATATAAACCGGGCGAGATCCACCACCGAAAAACGGCAGCAGACAGGCGCAATTAATAAACCGCCATAAATAATATAATTGTATAGAATTGCACAAACAATTCACACAATTAGATATAAATATATAGTTAATAAGGCTATACATGAACAGCATAGCACACAAGCACCAGCATAGCAATATTATATTATCAAAGATCAGGAAGCCACCCGGCTGGAATCGAACCAGCCACAACCACCAGCGACGGCAAAAGGGCGCACATGCGCCCTCTGTTTTTTTAAAAATAGGATTTTTCATAGCAAACATTTTTTAAATAAATATTTTTTTGTTCAATGCCACCACCCAAACCCATGGCATATAAGGCCACATTATACGGAACGGCGTCCAATAATTTTTCATATTGCTGAGATTTGGGCATAGAATCTAACCAGCCTTCCCATTCCTCGCACTGCTCATGTGCGCAATGTTTTATTTTCTCAAGGTCATCAGCCGGAATATATGACTGCGGGTTTACATACCAAGTGATTTTCCCACATCTCGCAATGTGTGCAACCTGTTTAAAATCCCCACTTTCACGCACCGCGCTATTACAAACCGTAACACCATTACCTAAGCAACACATAAACAATTCAAATTTTTTCATATTTTTAACCTCCGTTTATTTTTGTCCCCTTATTGGGTAACAGCAAGAGGCGGAATCGAACCGCCCGAAATTCCTTTAATTCTTGCCGATTTTACGAGAATGCCCGGCGGGCTATCTCGTCTAATATTTTATTTTTATTGTCATCCATTGGAGCAAGAAGCCAACCCGGAACAATAACATAATTAACACATTTAACGCCGTTTATGCTCCTTTCCTGTCTCTCCACCTGCGGGTTAAGATCCATTGCACCGGTGTAAACGCCCTCACCGTCCAGCCTTGTAACATCGACGGCGATGTATTCCGTCTTTCCTCTGCGTCCTCTTAACAGCTCAACAATTATTTTGTTGCCGTTTTTATCCAGATCAGAAAATGTTATTACCTCTCTGTAAATCCTGCCGTCGTGCTGCGCTCTTATTTCCTCTGTGTAGTTTCTCATGTTGTTACCTCCTAAAAATATATTCTTTTCGGTCTGCCATCATCAGAGCCGAGAGACCATCCCCGGCTGACGCTCCAACTTCCGGAGCGTTTCGGCCGTTAATATTTGCTAGGCTTTTCATATCGAATAATTGCCACCGTTTCCCCGGTACTCTTAAGAACTCCCCAGCCGTTCCACATTGGGCCATTAAGCCCCGACAATCTCGGCTGTCCGAACAACTCCGGGCGAGTCCTCTCCGCCCAATCGTCATCGTGATAATCATATATAAGATTTTTAAATTGTTCCGCTGTCTTGATCTCGGTTGGAAGATCATAAACGCATTTTCTACCATCCTCTAATGTACCAATAACCATTTTTATACCTCCTTAACAATAAAATCTGACTGGGCTTTCTTTGCCTGATCCTTTGTCATGTCTACAATTCCTATAATATTCTTTGTGATCTTTTCTCTTACAATGTACTTTTTCATTTTCTCATTCTCCTTTGTATTTCCTGCCTTGCTATCCACCAGGCACCGGCGGCAAGCTCTTGCAAGTCGTCAATGCCTGTAGTGTGGAATCGTCAAGGTGTTTTATGTTCCTTTCGATAGTTCAATAATACTCTAATATTAGAATATTGTCAACACTTTTTTATTCTATTTTTAGAATATTTTATTGCTTGACTTTTGACGCTGCTATATATATAGTAGATACATACCCAGCCGGGGCGAAATTACTATATATATAAGGAGGTATGCAGATTGATAAAATACAAAGTAGATATATTTAAACTGTTAAAAGAGCGTGGATATAATCAAACGAGAATCCAGAAAGAAAGATTGTTGCCAGCGCAGACGGCGCAGAACATTAAAGCCGGCAAGAGCATTACTCTTGATACTCTTAACAAAATATGTGTGATGTGCAAATGTCAACCGGGGGACCTGGTGGAGGTGATCCCATCAGACGAAGAAAAATTAAAATATTACTAAAAACATGTTGACATTATTCTATTATTAGAGTAATATATAGTTAACAGATAAAGCAAAGGACAACCGCCAGAGGCGGAGAAAGAGAGGAGCAAAAATGAGAATCGAAGGAATAGGAGTTATAAACAAAAATAAAGCGCTGTCAATATTGACAAAAGAGGGCCGCGAGGCGGTAAAAGCTGGGGAGATCACAATTGATGAGCTTGGCGAAATGTACAAGCTGGAGCTTGTGAAGAAAAATTCAAAAGTTGGAAATATGGGCGATACGTTCCGAGAGTCATTCAAATGGATACCGGAAGATCTAAAAAAGCAGCTGACACCGGAACAGTTGGGAAATCTTGTAGATAGCTTTTACAGCTGTTACAGCGCCGGCAAAATGCAAAAATAATATAGCGAGCTTATACCCGCTATATTAAAAACCTTATTGTTTCAATCCGTGACCGCTGGAGTTGCTAGCGGTCCATCATATCAAGCAACCATGATATGAGACTACTATATAATAATATACGATACTGAGGAGGTCAAGAAAAATGGTAACAATTAAAAAGGTAAATGAGCAGTTAGAAAAAAAGAATAATGTAAACAAAGTCTGGATAAAAGAAAATGGTGATCTTGTAATACATACAAGTGGCGCGGCTATGCCGGCAGGAATATATAATAACCCGGGCGATTATTGCGAGGTCACGGACGCTTATTTTGATTGGGCATCTGGAGCAGATGGAAAATACAACACGGCTAGAATTATAGCTAGTGCCGCGAATGATTTTTATAACAAGTAAAAAACATTGTCGAACTTTGCCACACGGTTATTATTGATATAATAACCGTGTTTTTTTATGCTTATTATATATTTAAAATGTTGGAGGTATAGAAAAATGTTGAAACGTGGTTATTGTTATAAGTTAAATATAAAGAGCTGTCAAACAATGATAAAGGAGTATAACAGATCAGCACAGAAAAGTGGACTGCCCCCGGCGTCTATGTGTGATGTGTTCGCAATTTTTGAAGAGAAAAACAACCGGGCGCGCTGCGTGCTGGATTTGGGGCCTTATGCGCATGTATGTGTTAGCGTCTGCATAGATCAGCTTGAGCAGTACAAAGCCGGGCGGCAGAGTGACGGAAGTTGGAGCTATCCAACATTGTTCGATCTGACAGAGCGGGAAGCGATAAAGGAATATAACAAAATGTGGGATCAGGTCGCAAACTGGCCATAAAACAAAATGTTGACAAATAAATAAAACAATGGTATATATTTTATTGATGTTTTTTATTCATATCTAAACACTAAAGAGGTATTAACCGCATAGAGTATATTCAACTGTATTCTATGCGGTTTTTGTATATGTATATATATAATATATAGCTAGAGAGGAGGCAAGGACATGACAGAGACGGCGGAAAGTTTCGAAAATGACATAGAATTATATTTACAGCAATTTTGCGAAGAGCAACAAATTGATAACCTGCGATCTGTTAGCCAAACGGTGTGGAATGCCTGCCTAATATATATATATAATCATGCTTTTAAGGGCACTAATAGATTAAAAATACAAGGTAAATATGCTAATTATAATAATAATAATAGTAATCTAGCTATGTCTAACTGTGGAGCTTATAATATAGAGTATGTTAATTATATATGTGATTATTATATATATATGTGTGGTCTATATGATAAAGGTTGTACTATAAGTGGTTTTTGTAAATTAACTGGTATTAAACATGATACCATATGGGACTGGGGCAGAGGCGCGAGGGTGCTTGACCCATCGGCCCGTGAAATTTATGAAAAATTGATTACAGAATACGAGGATTCCGGCGAGTCAAAATTGTGGAGTAATAAAAATCCGGTGGCCATGGCTATGATTATGAATAGGCGGTTTAGTTGGAATTTGCCGGGCGTGAGCCGTGAAAGCGTAGAAAAGCCAGCCTTATCTGCTGCCGATGTGCGACAGATGCTAGAGTTAAATTGTGCCAAACTCCCGGACAATTCAGCACAGGCGGAGGCTATAGAGATTGATTGCACCGTATCAAATTGTGTGAACAATTCAAACAATTTAGGACAGGCTGAAAACGTAGGAAATAAGCCACTTTTTGACGGTAACAACACGGAATAAATACATAACTGTGCGTGAAACGTGGGTTTTGCGAATAGATACAAAGGCATAAGCGACATAATAGCAAATTGCGCGAACAATTAAAACAATATTAGTATTTAGACAAAACGAGTGCTAAAAAAGATCATTGGAGGGGGTGGGGGTCTGACAGGACCCCAGGAGAGCCCCTACTAAGCCCCCCAAATATTTTTAAAATAAAAAAGGCCTAATCAGCCATATATAAATATATCAAGTATAAACCTACACATAACGACAAAACAAATAAACATAGGGTTGGTGAGAATATATGATTGATATACCTGTTATAGACATGTGTAAAACAGGTCAAAACATAGTATATTATCGAAAACAACAAGGACTAAGTGTTAAGGATTTACAAAACATACTTAGATTTACAAATCCAAATGCGATATACAAGTGGCAAAAAGGAAGATCAATACCTACAGTTGACAATCTGATAATTTTGTCAGCACTGTTTAAAGTCCCAATAGATGATATAATCGCAATTCAGAAAAAAATATAGACAAAATCCAAATAATGTGTATATAATGCATACATAATAGTTATCTATCGGTCAGATAGATATTCTTTAATCACATCAGACAAAACTATAAAATCCCCAAAAGGAACAAAATGAACGGAATTGAATATCAAATGGCTGCCATGCGTACAAATGATGGCAGAAATAGAGATAGACTTCTTAATGCTGTTTCAACAACAAATGGAATAGACGTTGCTGAACTGCTTAATGGTGTTATAGGTCTTACAGGCGAGTCGGGAGAAGTTGCCGACCTTGTTAAAAAGGGCGTATTTCACGAAAAAGGCATAGACATAGACCACTTGAAGAAAGAATGCGGTGATGTAATGTGGTACGTTGCCATGATCTGTGATGCAAGCGGTTTCACCCTTGATGATGTTATGCAGACGAACAAAGAAAAACTTGAAAACAGATATCCAGATGGATTTGATACGTGGAGAGCCAACCACAAACAGGAGGGCGACATATGATTGAACTTATCATTTTGCTTTGGATTGCAATAAAACTTAATGCCCCTGTTTGGATATATATATTGTTGGGTATAGTTGCTTTAATTAAGGCTGTGGCGTTTGGAATAAATCTCAGCAAGAATAACTAGACATTGGGAGGTAATCACTATGGCAAAAGATAAATGCAGCAATTGTGAATACTGCATAACAGAAGATGGTGATAAGGTTTGTAACAATCAGAATAGCGAATATTATTCAGATTATGTTGAACCTGAACATGTATGTTTGGATTATGAGGGCAAAAACAATGAGTGTGACTGATGATATTCTGAAAACTGACTACAGTTTACAATTTGATGAAAAACGCAAGGCTTTAGTGGTTCAAAGTCATTATAAGTATGGCAGAGCTGGAAGAAATTTTGCTACAGGCAACGTTGATGCAATAGGCAGCCTTGAAAAATGCCTTGCAAAGTTTAAAGAGACAGGGAATACGGAATATCTTCTTGATGTTGCCAATTATGCTATGTTCAGATATATGTGGCCGCAAAGAGGAGAATACTTTAAGCATACTGACAGTGATGAATCAGCCGGAATAGTCGGTATGAGTGTTAATGAAATGGAGAAATACAAATAGGGTTATCGCCAAGTGGTAAGGCACAGGACTTTGACTCCTGCATCCGTGGGTTCAAATCCCACTAGCCCCGCTACTGAGTATAGGCAGTTGTTGCAAGTAGCCTTTCCACCTATACAGTCCGCCATGACTAACCATGGGAGCCTTGAGACCATACAAGGCGAATGTGAATGATTAGCTCAGTTGGGAGAGCAATAGACTTTTAATCTATGGGCCATGGGTTCGAGTCCCATCTCTGCTATTTGTTGGCCAAAGTTAAGCTCTTTCTAAGCATTGGGTCTATGGCTTGACTAACAATCTTAAAGCTTAAGGAGGCCGGATAGCAACTGGATAGAGTATTGGTGGCAGAGTCCTACTTGAATTAAAAAAATGCCTTGATTTGGAAAAATTAAGGAAATGCACACTGGAACAATAGTCAAGTGGTCAAGACATCGCCCTTTCACGGCGGTAACGAGGGTTCGACTCCCTCTTGTTCCATTACAAAAACAGAGATGTATGGTTGTGAGGTGAAATATGGCTGGTGGTGTACATAGGTGCGATCCGGATAAGTTTTCGGAGGCAGTAGCAGAATATATGGCTGGCAGAGTTACACAGGCTAAAGCTGCGCAGATAGCCGGAATGAGTACTCCAACCTTTTTGAAATACCTCAATATGCTATTTAGCGGAGAACCATTTCCAGACACATTGTTTGTTTTTGAAGATGAGGAGAAGTAAAAGTGTGTAGATTTTGCAATGGCAAACGTCAAAAGATAGAAAATGGTTATACATACGGAAATGCAATGATAGTTGGCGATACACATAATTGGCATCTGTCCTACGACAATAGTGGAAACGAATATGGATCGGGGCGGTTTGACATAAATTATTGCCCTATTTGTGGCAGGAAGTTGGTGGAGGAATGATAGTTAATATTGATGCTAGCGTGTACACGATGAATAGAAAAGGTTTCAGAGGAGTTCTCAAAATAGCGTCAAAGGCTGTTAAATTTGGCATATATGCCGTAGTTAAGGATGACAAAGCAATTATGCTAAACGAGAAATATGAAGATATAGGCAGTCTTAAAAATGCGGTTGCAGAATATAAAAAGCATGGGTTTAAGGTGTATTGGAATGAGAATAATAATGACGGTGGACAATCGTAAACAAGAATACACAGAAGAGCACTTTAGAAGTGGCAATCCTGAAAAAGACGGCAATTATATTGTGGTATCACGCACAGGTGCTATTTGCCGTGATAACTACAGTAGCGATAGTGGATGGCAAAAGTCGGAAAATGATGGAACTGTGGAGTATTTGCCACAATCATGGGAGAGATTCAATGAAACATGAAAGAGAATGGTACACTTGCGACAGGTGCGGAAAAGAAATGACATTTTACAATGAGAAATACGCTCATTTCAAAACAGAAGAATTAGAACCTTTACATAAGAAAACTATATACACGACAGAAGATTTAGCAAAACAAACACTCCCAATGGCTATATGGAGAAACGAACACAAATATGATTTGTGCCCTAAGTGTAGGAAAGATTTTAAGAGGTTTATGAGAAATGAAAACACTAATTGATTTTGTTAAAAATTTAAAAACATTTTATCAATTTTACAGAGATTATGAATACGATGGCAATGTTTGTCGATTTATAATTGAAAACTATCAAGAGGTCTTATGCAACCGTACAAAGACAATGAGCAAACCTACATATTATGCAAAAAGTGTTATTGCTCAAATGGATAGGTGGTATGAGGATAGTTGGAAATCTATGTATAAATGTGAACCATTTGAGTCGGCAGAAGAAAAAATTATGATAAAATCCGATGGACAAACTGCACAAGTGTTTATTGACGGCAAAAAAGTAAACTGCACGGACATGGAGTTACATTTTATCGGTCATTCAAACCAAAGTCCAATGATTAAAGTTAATGCACGATGGCATAAAACGGATGAAAACGGAAATACAATTCTAAATGAGGATGAAACCGCCATATTGACAGAGGGAATAAAGATAAATTGTTAGGAGTGATATTATGAAAATATCAGAGATGAATAACTGTATTGAGAAAATGCGTGAGTGTTACAGATTTAAAGATGATGAAACAGAAATCCGCATAGGAGATATTAAAAGCATCTCCGGTAGATATGTGACTGTTTGCACAAAAGATGATAATGAAACTCAAATTGAAATGACAAGGTATGCAGATAAATTAGTAAATGTTTAGTTATTGATTATCAGTGGAAAGGAATTTTTATGAAAAAATTTTTTAAAATCATTATTCCCACTATTGTTATTGTTATTAGCATTGTTGCACTGATATTATTTTTAAATTGGGTTAATAAAACCAAAAAATACGAATGCGAAATAGAAGAGATACAAAGTGGAATTTACGCTAGATACCAAAGTACAGTTTCACGCGCCCCTGCTTACAACTATGAGATAATTACAGTTTGCATAAACAGACAACTGATAACCTACAATGGAAGTGTTGAATTTATTTTTACAGAAGATGAGAACAAAATCGAAGTTACAGAAAAACCCAATATGGTTCGCAACGATAAAATCATTGTCTATACTTCAAAAGACAGTGTTGAATACTTAGGAACTGTAGGAATTGGCAAATAAATATATTACCGGCTACAGATTGATTGTAGCCGCTACCCTAGAAAAATTATAGGCAGAGGCCATAGCACCTCTGCTTTTTAGCGAGGTGCTATTTTTTATGTCTGAATTACAGAATTTGATTAAGGATTGCGAAAAATACATAGATGTCCGGGGCATAGACGAAACAATTATCAATGCCTATCTTGATACTTGCCAACTAGCCAAAAATGATGGTGATATCACTACAATGCTTGAATGCACGGCAAGATCGAAGACAATCGTAAATCAATTTTGTTTGAAACAATTCGGAATGGATATATGGGAAATAGAGAAATTCGCCCAGGCAAACAAGACAGAGATAGAGCTTGTCAATCAATATTATCAAATTCTGAAACTTGAATCTTATGATAAATTTGAAAGCTTTATTTTTTACATGGAGAAGAATAGAGCTTGGCAGAAGAGATTTTATCAGCCTAGGCGAAAAACCTTAAATGTTGTTGCACAAGATTTGGAAGATTTGGAGCAGCGCAAAATCAAGTTCTATGGCTTGTCTATGCCGTCCCGTGTTGGAAAGAGTACAATTTGTATTTTTTTTCTCGCGTGGATTATGCTACGCAGACCAAATAGCCATTCAGCAATGGGTGGACATTCAGGAATACTTGCTAAGGGATTTTACAAAGAACTTATGAATCTTGTATCAACGCCTGAGTACACATTTGGAGAATTGTTTGGTTATTATCACCCAAAATACAAATCAGTTGTTACGGATAAAAGTGCGGACGAATTTACGATTACGCTTGGCGATCCGGACAGATTTGCAACAATTACTTGTAGGGGTATTGATGGCACATGGACAGGTGCCGTTGATGTATCAGCGGACGGATATCTGTATGTCGATGACCTTGTGCGTGATCGTGAACACTCTCTGTCACCTACACGTATGGAGAATACCTATCAGGAATACCTTAACAAAATGGTAGACCGTAAAAACGACGGTGCAAGAGAATTGATGGTTGGTACTCTTTGGAATGTCCTAGACCCACTGGAACGTCTCAGAAAACAATATGAAAAAGACCCTCAATATAGATTCAGGCAAATACCGGCACTTAATGAGAATGACAAAAGCAATTTCAACTATGAAATAAACGGATTTTCCACGGAATACTATAGGGATATGCGAGACAAGTTGGATAACGCTGAATGGATGGCTAAGTTCATGCAAAAGCCTTACGTCCGTGAGGGATTACTATTCCCAACAGATAGTCTTAGATATTTTAACGGAGTTTTACCAGACGGAGATTGTAGGTACATTGGTGTTACAGATATAGCCTGGGGTGGAGGCGATAGCTTATCAATGCCTATTGGTGTTGAATATGACAACGGTGATGTGTATATCATAGGTTGGGTGTTTAATAAGGGTACAAAAGAGGTTACAGTGCCACTTGTTGTAGGTCGAATTATTGAAAATGGAATAAGGCAAACTAGATTTGAGGGTAATGTTGGTGGTGATCTTTACTGCCAATATGTAGATGAAAAACTACAAGAACAGGGTTATAAATGCTCATGTTCAAGTCGCAAAGCACCAAACAAAGTTGAAAAGTTAGCAAAGATAATAGCTTATTCTGGCGATGTAAAACGTAAATTTATATTTCTGGACACGCATAGAAGAACACAAGAACAGATGCAAAAGGATTCGGAACTTGGAATAAAAAGATATTACAGAGATGACGAATATCAAGCTGCTATGGATGAGCTGACAATGTTTGTTAGCATTGGTGGCAATGAGCATGATGATGCAGCAGACGGAATCACTCAATTGGAAATGTTTATCGAAAATCCAGAAAATACAGCAGTAGCAGAGGCAACATTAAATCCATTTAGGAGGTATTGATTAGTGGAAACAAAGGAATACTTGCAACAAATAGGCAGATATGACCGACTTATCAATAATAAACTAGTGGAGCTTGCACAGTACAGATCTATGGCTTGCAGTGTATCGGCGGTCAGAAATGATGAAAGAGTGCAGTCATCACCTAGCTATGACACCATGGACAAGATTGTGTCCAAAATTGAGCAAATGGAAAATGAAATAGACATGCTTGTTGATAGATACATTGACAACAAACGAATAATTATATCCCAGATAGATAGTATGTCTGACGAAATGACTTATCAGATTTTATTTTCGAGATACGTTGAGCAAAAGACTTTTGAAAAAATGGCAATAGAGATGAACTATTGTTACAAGCAAATTATACGAAGACATGGTAAAGCATTACAAGAATTTGAGCAAAAATGGGGAAACACATATAAGTAGTCCCTAAATGTCCTAGAATGTCCCATAAAACATATTATATAATATATCATGAACAAGTTGATTGATGAACACTTTGTTTTTTCTCATACTTTTTCAAACCTCATAAACCCTTTGGAGGCACCAGTAGCTTTACTGGTGCTTTTTTAATGTAAAAAGGAGGTACAAACAATGAACGGAATAGATATTAGCGCCTGGCAAGGCGACGAAAATATAGATTTAAACAAAGTTCCTTTTGATTTTTGCATTGTCAAAGCAACTGAGGGAACAAGCTATAAGAACAGATACTTTGCAAGTCACTGTGACAAAGTTCTGAACAAGAAAAAACTGTTAGGCGCGTATCATTACGCCAACGGCGGTGACGTACAAAAAGAGGCTGACTACTTCCTTGCATATGTAAAGAAATATATCGGCAAGGCAATTCTTGTACTTGACTGGGAGGCAAAGAATGACCCTCAGTTTGGCTAGAATGATCTTGAGTGGTGTCTGAAATGGTGTAGCTATGTATATCGGAAGACCGGCATCAAACCGCTTATCTACATCCAGAAGAGTGCTATGAACGCTGTAAAAAAGGCTGGATATGGCCTGTGGGTGGCTCAGTACCCAGATTATGAGCAGACTGGATATCAGGAGCATCCGTGGAACGAGGAAGCTTATAACTGCCTTATCCGTCAGTACACATCTGTCGGAAAACTCACAGGTTACAGCGGCAACCTTGACCTTAACAAAGCATACATAAGTTCAGCATCATGGCGCAAGCTGGCTACTAAGGCTGTGAAGACTGCCGCTATTAAGCCGGTAAAGAAGAGTGTTAATGCGATCGCAAGGGAAGTGCTTGCCGGCAAATGGGGCAACGGTGCTGATCGCAAGGCAAGGCTCACCAAGGCTGGATATGACTACAACAAGGTTCAGGCTGCAGTAAACAAGCTCGTCAAGGCATCACAGATTACACAGGGTAAGATCATCAATGCGGTTGCACATGAGGTTATTGCTGGTCGCTGGGGCAACGGACAGGAACGTATCGATAGGCTTAAGGCAGCAGGTTATGATCCTGATAAGATTCAAAAGAGAGTAAATGAACTCATGAAGTAGGAGTTGACATGAACAGATTACATTTGCAAGACCTTGTAAGAGGCCACTATGGTAGAAAAATAGCATATACCAATGTAGACACCATTACACCGGACAATATTGTGAATGTAGTCGGTGAGTGCATAGGAGTATTCAACTGGAATAAGCCAATTATAAAGTATTTATGGAATTATTACAAAGGCGACCAACCAATAAGGTACAGAATTAAAGTAATTCGTGATGATGTAATTAATTACATCGTAGAAAATCATGCATATGAAATTGTGCAGTTTAAAGTTGGACAAACTTACGGAGAACCAGTACAGTACATCAGCCGTAAAGATGATGATGCAATCAATAATGCGGTTGACGATCTGAATGATTACATGGTAGACGCTTGTAAGCAAGATAAGGACATAAAGGCTGGTGAATGGCAATCTGCCACTGGTACAGCATTTAAAGCTATCCAGTTTAACCCAAACGGTGATGTGCCGTTTAGGATTGTTACACCTTGTCCACTTAATACTTTTATCATATACAACAGCAGCACCGAAGAACCGATGGTTGCCGTCACGGAACTTAAGGACAGTGATGGTAAGTGGTATAAGCAATGCTACACAGCCACACATGAGTGCAAGATATATAACAGTACAGTTGTAGACTGGAGATTACACGCTTACGGAGATATACCGATTGTTGAGTACCCTAATAATCACGAAAGAATAAGTGACGTAGAGCTTGTAATAGATATGCTTGACGCAATAAACAACATGCAATCTAACAGAATGGATAGCATAGAACAGTTCGTGCAGTCGTGGATTAAGTTTGTTAATTGTGACGTTGACAAGGACAAGTTTAAAGCCATGAAAGAAATGGGTGCCTTGGTTGTTAAGTCAACCAATGGTGTCAACAACGCTGATGTAGATGTTATGTCGCAAGAACTTAATCAATCTCAGACTCAGGTTGCCAAAGATGATTTATGGGATAACGTTCAGACAATTCTTGCAATTCCAACTAAGCAAGGTAACACAGGTGGAGATACGCAAGGAGCTGTCGAGTTAAGAAACGGCTGGGATTTTAGCAAGACACGAACAAAGTTGAAAGACCCTCTTGTTGCAACATCGGAAAAACGACTTGCTAAACTTGCACTTAATGCAATCAGGCTGTATGCAGATGATTTGAAGTTAACAGTTAGGGATTTTTCAGTGCAGATAAACCATAGCCCACAAGATAATATGTACACCAAAGCCCAGACTCTGGTTGTCTTATTGCAGGCTGGAATACATCCACTTGTCGCAATCAAGACTGTTGGATTGTGGGGAGATGCGGAAAAGACATTTTTACTGTCTAAAAAATACTTGGATAAGATATATCTAACTATAGATAATGCAGAGCAACAGGAACAAAAAGCACAAGAAATAGTAGATAATCTTGGCAATGGAGGTAATAACAATGGTGACTAGATATACAGTAGTCCAAGACGGACAAGTGTATGAACCGGGCGATGATGTACCTGATATGGGTAGCATTACCGCATTAGAGTCTAAAGGAAATTACAGAGAATACAACGCTTTGTCTAAGGATATAGATAAGCTACCAACATACGTGTCACTTGGTAGTTCGTGCTACATGATAGACACGACAGACTTATATAAGTTTGACGGCAAGAGTTGGATAAAACAGGAATAGAGAGGTGCGCAGATGAATGCAGATGAAGTATACGCATTACTCAATAAGAAAATTAAAAAGGGTGGTATTACCGATGACCAGATAAGGCAGATCGTAGAGCAGTATTTTAAGGATAATCCAGTGCCTACGGACAAGACCTTGACTATTGAAGATACACCGGCAGATGCAAAAGCAACTGGTGATGCTATAAATGCAATTAAGGACACTGTGGATAATCTTAATGACATATTACTTGACAAGTTCTTTTCTTTGCAAAGAACAGGCAAAATATATGGAGTTAAAGTTCCGAAGTCAGCATCAAATCCTACATCTTTGTGTGAAAAAACAAGGGATAATAAAAGTCTTGTTTGCGTACCGTCTACGGACACAGTAGAAAATCAAGATGATTACGAAAACATACCATTATTCAAATGGTATGAAGTCAATTATAAGCGATACGATGATGGCTTTGCATACCCTACGGCATTTGTGGGCGACAGCACCTACAAAACAGATGGCGATGCAGACATGGGCGCCATGCAAATGACATTTTACTACGCTTGGCTTGACGTGTCAGACGAGTACAGAGAGCTTGTTATATCCGACACACCGCACGAAGAACTTGGACTTAAACCATGGGAACAAGCGGTACGTGCAGATGGCACGATAATGCCTTATTTCATTCAGTCAAGATATTTAAGTGTTACAGGCTCAGATGGGTTACTGCATTCTCAGCGAGGCAAAGTCACAAGAAATCAAAGTTATCAAAACATGATAACCAACTATGGCAAGAAAGGCACCGGCTATACCGGAGCTGGCTCAGACAGATATACATTTGCACAGATATTTAACCTTATCAAGTATGCAAACAAGTCAAGTCAAGATAGCATGGCGGGTGTAACAAGTTGGAATATACAATATCCAGCAAGCGTGCAATCAGCAGATAAGCATAATTATTTCCCAGTTACAAATGCACAGGCTGGTAATTTGCAAGTAGGATTATACGCATCTGTCGGATATGCTGATACTTCTGGCTCACTTGATAGAGGTGTATCAAGTGTTCATGCTTATGCTGATGATGTAAAAATCACAGCAATAGAAACACTTGATGATAGCAATAAGGCGGTATATCTTGACTGCCAACCATTTGATACTCTACCGGTTGGCGAAAGACAGATATACATGACGTCAATGCACGCACATAGTGGTGATACTGATACCGTAATTGGACACCATGATGGTTCTCCTGCTAGCAATTCAGACGGAAAACATCCTTGCAGGATACAGGGTGTTGAGTATATGGTTGGTGGTGGAACAATAGCATCTGACACCGTAATGGTGTTTAAATCTGATTATTCTAAGGATGTGTATGTTGCTCCTAAGGGAATAAAGCATGTTACAGATGAAAGCACTATAAAATCAAGCTACTTGCTTGTTGGAAATATTGCGGCAAGCACAGACGGCAAAGGTTCAGATTATTGGACAGGCGATGTAGAGCAGAATTATGGAGCATGGCTGCCTACAAATCAAGTGGCTAATAGTGGTCTAGGCAATAAGGATATTCTTTATGCCGGTGGTGCTAACGCTAGTGGAACTAGAGAATATTATCAGGGCGGTTATCTCTGGGATGGCGCGCGTGCGGGCTTTTGTTCCTTGTATTGCTGGTTCGGGCTTGGCAGGGCGTACTGGAATTTCTTGTCGGCCGATTAAAAAGCTTTTAGGGGGATTGTTAAGGGGGACACCCCTTAACATAGCCTTAAATATATAACAGATGTATATGGATGGAAGGTGATAAGCAATGATAGTAAGAGCAGAAGAACCACAGCAAGAAGTTGTCATAAAAATAGATACCAAAGGAATAGCATGGGTGTACTTATGTCTTAATGAAAGAGTTAAGACAGAGGAATATGCAGAACCCGGAGAGCAGTCAAAAACACATACCTACTATGAATATGATGGAACACAGTTTCATGCTCCTGTTGAAAGTCTTGATCTCCAAGACATCAACAACAATCCTCAGAAGTATGACGGCTATGAGCCAGCCAAAATACCGTCTGATATTGAACGTATAGACGCACAAGTAACATATACAGCAATGATGACTAACACACTGCTGACGAAGGAATAGCCTATGTATGAAAAAATAAAAAAGTGGTATCAAGTCTATCATATATGGAATGCTGAAATGGTTAAGCAAGCCTGTGATAAAGAACTGATAACAGAAGAGCAATACAACAATATAATCGGAAATTAGCAATCACGTTTGTGGTTGCTTTTTTTATACAAAATTTCGCAAGTGCCGTGAGCGTAGAAAACGGCAATGTCAATCGGTGGCGTTGCACCGTATAAAAACGTAGACATACGGAGGTAATCAATGAAAAGAGAAGATTTAGTATCAATGGGTTTGACCGATGAGCAGATCGAAAAAGTCATGGCTGAAAATGGCAAGGACGTTCAATCTGCTAATGCAAAGGCAAACAAGAACAACACAGAGCTTGAAAGACTCAAGGCTATCGAAAAAGAGTATGAGGATTTAAAGGGGCAGAGTATGTCTGAGGCAGAAAGAAATGCCAAAGCTCTTGAAGATGCTCAGAAGAAGATAGCAGAGCTTGAAAAGACACAGGCAATTGCAAGCCAGAGAACAAGTGCAGCCGAGAAATTCAAGATTTCCGCTGAACAGGCAAAGTTAGTGGTTAAGGATGATGGATCTATGGATTATGACGCTCTTGGAAAGATTATCGCAGATAAAGAAACTGCCGCTGCCCAGGCTAAAGAGAAAGAGATAGCCAATGGCTCAACACCGCCGGGAAATGGTGGTACAGGTAGCAATTCAAGTGGCACAAAGACGGAGGCAGAAAAAATAGCTGCCGGTCTTATTGAAAATCAAAGTACAAAAAATGATATTTTGAAACATTACATTTAAGGAGGGAAATATAGATGCCAAGTATGAATATGCAGTATGAAAAAACAACATACTCAGGTGATGTGCAAATTCTCAAGAGAGAGCCAAACGAGGCCATACCTCTTACTTTGGATTTTGAAGAAGTTACAACAAAGGTGAACGGCAAAAAGATAGTTAAAGCTGGAACCCCAATCGGTAAAGACGGCAAGGTTGATAACACAGCAACAGTGGTCGGCATACTTCGATTTGATGTAACAGAAGATAGACCACAGGGAGTTCTTCTTAAGAAAGCATATCTTAACACAGCGGTTGCAGAAAAACATTCAGGAGTAACATACGATGCAGCAGTCAAAACAGCTCTGCCAATGATCGTATTTGAGTAATTACAGGAGGTAAAACATATGCTAGTAAATGAAGTTATTGACAGTAAGTCAATTGCGCTGTCAGCAACAGAAAATGCAAGTAATCAGATTCCATATCTTGGATTACAGTGGTTTCCAGAGAGAAAGAAACAGGGACTTGACCTGCAATGGATAAAGACACATAAAGGACTTCCTGTATCCCTTGCACCATCTAACTTTGATTCAATCCCAACAATCAGAGCTAGAGAGGGACTTTCTAAGGAAAAGACACAGATGGCATTTTTCCGTGAGGGAATGACCATAGGCGAAGCAGAAATGCTTGAAATAGAAAGAGCAAACACTGCTGATGATCCATACCTTGCAAGTGCTCTTAGTGCGGTATATGACGACACAAGCAGACTTGTAAGCGGTGCGGAGGTTGTTCCAGAGAGAATGAGAATGGCTCTTCTTTCAACAGTAAATGGACATCCTGTTATCACCATTAAGAGCGATGGCGTTCAGTATTCCTATGATTATGATTCTGACGGGTCATACACTACGGATCATTATATCAAGCTTGACGGAACAAGCATGTGGAGTGATACAGCTAATTCAAAGCCACTTACAGACCTTAACAATGCAAGAAAGAAGTTACAAAAGCAAGGCAAGATTGCTAGATATGTGCTTATGAACAGCAATACATTCCAGTATCTTCTTGACAATGCACAGATAAGAAACTCAATCCTTGCACAGAACCTTACAGCAACTATTGAGGTTGACGATGATACTGTTATTTCAGTAGTGCAGAAGAGAACCAAACTTACTATCGTGCTTTACGATAAGATGTACATTGATGACGAAGGCAAGGAACAGTATTTCTATCCAGATAATAAGGTTACACTTCTTCCAGAGGGTAATCTTGGCAATACATGGTTCGGCACTACACCAGAAGAGAGAACTGCAAGACAGGTAGCAGATGTTGATGTAACCCAGTATGGTACAGGAATTACAGTTGCTACAAAGACAGAGTATGGCCCACCAATGAAGATGTCAACATTTGCGTCTGAGGTTGTTTTGCCATCTTATGAGAATATGGATAGCACTGCCGTAATTGAAGTTCATCACGAGTAGGAGGCAACCTATGATATATCCCTATATCGTTGTAAAAGATGGGGTATGGTATGATGCCGGAAATGATGTCCCAGAAACAAGCAGACCAGAAGCGGAAAAAGTTGCTTCTGGTGTTGCTATTCATACCAAGACCGAAATCAACAGAATGTCAACAGACGGTCTAAAAGCGCTTGCAATATCAGAGGGTATAGATAATGCCGAAAACATGACAGGCGGCGCATTAAAAGAAGTGCTTATAGCTCATTTTGCTTTGTAGGAGGTAGTCATGGAATACACATTGGTAGAGCAAGTCAAAATAAGAAAAGGTCAATATGAAGTCGGTGACGATGGCTCTATCAAGTGGACTGATCTACAGGATAATCCAAGAATAGAGCAGCATATTGAAGAAATTAAGCAGGAAATACGCAACAAGCGTAATTACCCATCTGATTACACAGATGAGCAAATAGAAGAAGATATGAAGCGATATACAGCCAACATTGTTAATTTGGTCGTATATGATTTATCTCAGGCTGGCGAGGAATACATGGCAAGTTTCGGCGAAAATGGAGTCAGTCGCAGTTGGATTGACAGAAATAAGCTGCTAGCTGATATATTCCCATTTGTTGAGATATTATAGAAGATTGTGCGTTACCTAACGGTAGCAGAGGGCATACATTATGGTGGTGGTGGGCAGTATGCAAACATAAGAGAAAGGCGGTAGATATATGCCAGTAGCAATAATTATCAGCATCATATCGGTTACTTTCTCTATTTTTTTTGGAATTGTCAGCCTTGTGCTGAATATCAAGAATAATAGAAGAACTGATAACTCAGACCTAGAAGATAGAGTCCGAGAAAACACCCGCATAAATATGAAGTTAGATGCCATATCTAGCAACACTAAGGACATAAAAGATGAAGTTGTGGAAATGAGAAAAGAGCTTAATTCCCACGACAATAGAATTATTAAAGTTGAGGAAAGTGTCAAGTCACTTCATCATCGCATAGATGGAATGGAAGCACGACTCAACGAAAACAAGGAGGTGTAAAAATGGATGTTATACAGAGCCTTGTAGCCAATATGGCTATTATAGTGTCTATCATAGGCGCACTTACATTTGTTGTGGCAGTAATTACACAAGTAATCAAAGGCGTAGGTGTATTTAAGAAGATACCAACCGACATATTGGTGTTTGTGCTGTCCATAGGCATTACCGTTGTGGCTTTTATAGCCTATATGCAGTACATACATATGACAATACTTTGGTATATGATTCTTGCAGCTATTCTAGCCGGATTTGTAGTTGCATTTGTAGCAATGTATGGTTGGGAAAAGTTATCTGAGCTTTGGAAACGATTTGGCAAGGATGTGAAGTAATGTCACTTGAGATCAATAAGCAATCTATGAAATATGCTTCTTATGGCAAAGAAGTAGAGATATATGAAAAAGATGATGATGGCAATATAAAGTATTTCATCACAGAAGAGGGACAAAAAATACCTCTTATAGACCATAAGGAAATATCATACGAAGAGCCTATATCATTTAGGGCTAATATCTCTTTCTCTGGCGGCGAGGCACAAGCGAAAGAATATGGCTTTGATGTCAACGATTTTGACGCAATCATAGTTACCGATAGAGGAGCATACCCTATCAAAAAAAGTGACATTATATGGCTTGATAGCAAAGTTGAATACACAGAGGATGGGTATATTGATAAAACTTCTGCTGATTTTACAGTTGTAGGAGTCAAGCCAGCTTTGCGGTCAACAAAATATGTCCTCAAGGCGGTGGTCAAGTGAAAAAAACAATAGATGTATCTTTGTCTGTGAGTAGTTTACAGAATGCAATCAAGGAGCTTAAAGCCTATCAAGCAAGACTTGACCATAAATGCGCCATTATTGCCGAAAAATTGGCTGATGATGGTGTAGAAGTTGCTAGAGTGCAATTGGCGGATTTAGATGCTATCTTTAAAGGTGAATTGATTGAAAGTATACAATCAGAGTGTATTACAGATACAGAGGGTAGTCACATTTGGGCGGTTGTAGCCGGAACAGATCACGCAGCATTTGTTGAGTTTGGAACTGGTGTTATAGGGCAAAAGAAACCATACAAAGGCGAATTACCACCGGGAGTATCTTGGCAATATGCAAGCGGTCAAACAATCCACCAACTCAAAGATGGTCGAATTGGCTGGTTTTACAGGGACGACAATGGTCATTGGTGGTTCACCGAGGGTATGCCATCTAGGCCATTTATGTACAATACTGCTCGTGAACTTGAAAGAAAAGTCAAGAATGTTGTGAAAGAGGTGTTTGACAATGGATAATGCATGGGCAATAGAACTTGGCTCGACAATATATAGCATTGTTAAGGCCAAAGCAACAGAACAGCTTAAGGATAAATACCCAACGCTTAACGTTACAGATAAAGGTGAATCAGATCAACCAGCAGTATTTCCAACAATTTATATTCACGAACTATCTGGAATGGAACTGGGACAAGATTTAGAGGGACAGACAATCAACGCTGTGAGAGAAACAATACAGGTTGATGTGACTTCCAACAAGAATCACAGCGAATGTAGAAAGATTGTGTCCAAAATAACGGACATATATAAACAAATGAGATTTTCGGTCATCGGAACACCTCAATACAGTGTTAATGGTGGAACCTATATATGTAACATGCGGTTCAGCCGTGTGTTTGGGGCTGGTGACACAATATTATAGTTAGCAAAAAGAGCCATGTGGCTCTTTTTTTATGCGCATTTTAAGGAGGTAAAGACATGGCAGTACCAGGATTAAGTACACTGGGTATTACTTTTGGTTATGGTGTTGAAACAACCGCCGGAGAAAAGCCAACAACATTTACTCAGCTATCAAGAATCAATGAGCTTGGCGATGCTACAGCAGAACCAGAAGCTATTGACGCATCTGCTCTTGAAGATTTTTACACAAGAAACATATCTGGTAGAACTACTGTATCTGATACATACACAGTAACAGTAAACTGGACACCAGATACACTGGCGGAGTGGGAAAAGGTGCTTGAAGAGTACAAAAAGTTAGAGGGAACAGGTAAATCTATGTGGTTTGAGACAATCACACCTGGATTTACCAAGGCAGAGTTTATCAAGGCTCAGCCGCCATCAGTTCTTCCGGCGGCTTCAAAGGGTCAGAATGAGCTCTTAACGGTTGAGATCAACCTTATACTCGAAGACCTTGTCGGCTTTGATACAAAGGTAGCTTTTACACCGGGGGAATAGCAAACCACTCAGATACAGCCGTGCTGAGTGATGACGATACAAAAGATACAAAATCGGCTGAGTATACGTATTAATCAAACAAGGGGCGGTTTTCGGACTGCCCCTTTCCTATTAAGAGTAGGAGGAAAGGAAAATAGCATGATAATTACAATGAATGGCAAGGAATACAATATTAAATTTGGTAATAAGGCAGTAGCTAGGGCTGGATTTATCAGCAAGCTGGCAAGAATTGGAGTAATGCAGTCAAGCACGGACGATGGAGTTGGGGCAATAGAGGGAATGGAGCAAATGTATTTGCTAATGCCACAAATTTTACTTGCTGGATTACAGGCTAATCACTCAGATGAGTTCGGCTACAACTTAACTACAGGAAAAGGCCGTGACGAACAGCTTAGTAAAGTTGAGGATATGCTCGACCATTTTGTAGATGAAGAAAATGGAGATTTTCTTAAGCTTCAGGAGGATATCTCAAATGAGATGCTTCACAATGGTTTTTTAAAGAAACTGTTCGAGGAAGAGACAGCGAAAGTGCAGAATCAGGCACAGAAATAATCCTTGAACAGGATAACAAAGATTTTAATTACGAAAATTACTGTAATGAAATACGCCCCCGTTGGTTAATGATGACCAAAGGCTATGGACTTACAGTTGAGGATATTGACAAGTCTTGCCCAGCAGACCTTGAGCCATATGAAAAAGCATATCATATGGCAGAAAAAGAACGCGACTCACAAGTATATGCGTGGGTAGGAACGTATATCAGGTCTGCTCTTTGCTTTGCAATAGATCATTGCCTTAACGGCAAGAAAGCAAGTTCAGAGTATCTTAAAGCTCCACTTATGGAAAATGAAGAAGATAGGGTAAATAGACTTAGAAATGAGTTTATTGAAGAACGATTAAAGGCAAAACAAGAATGGGATAGGACACACAATATGATTGACGGCAAGGACTGATGTTTTTGCCGTCTTTTTTATTACAACAAGGCGGTGAAACATGGCAACAGTAGATAATCTTGAAGTTAAAATACATGCAAGTGCAACTCAAGCAGTTAATGCAGTAGATAAACTGTCAAATAAGCTCGGCACACTGTCTAAGACATTGCAAGGAATTGATAGTAATGGTATAGCCAAGTTTGCACAGGGCATGAACCAGCTTGCACAGGGCATGAATGCAATAAAAAATGTAAAAATGCCTGATTTTAGCAGAGTTGCCAAGGGTATAAAGCAATTTGAAAGCATTAATAGTGGGAAACTTACAGCGGTTGCAAATAGCATAAGTCCGCTTGCTTCCAGTATATCAGTATTGGGAAACATGCAGTTCAACAACAAGGGCCTTACGAACTTCATTAATTCCATTACAAGGCTGTCTAATTCGAACATTAACGGCATGAATATAAATGCTATAGGCC